AAAAAGAATTCAACAAAGGTGGTCGTGTCGCTTATCAAGACGGCACACCTGAAAGAAAAAATTATGAAACTCCTGTGACTGATGCAATAAAATCAGTTAATAATAAAACGATGGATCTTGCTTCACAAGCTGTAGAAGCTTTTGATAGATACAGTGGCCTAGATCAAATAACTTCTTCTAATTTTCCAGGAATGAATGATAGTGCAATAGGTGCTCCTTCGGATTTTAGACATCAAGCTGCAGCTAATGCTTTAGCCGAAGCTCTAGGAAAAGGTAAAGCGGGTCCTATTGGATATTTATCGGGTGGTATAGGAGCTTTTGGTTTAGGAACTATAAAAGAAATTGGTGATTTGTTTGCAGGACTATATGATAAAAATACAACTGCTAAAGATGCTTTTAGTCAAGCATATGAAGATACCATAAGTAATTTTAAAGGAGCTTTTGCAAAAGATAAAACTAGTGAAGATTTATATGCTGAGATAATGAAAGATTATGTACCAATGAATCGTTTTGATTTGATGCCTTTTAGATCAAGAAGTTTCTTAACACAAGAACAAAAAGATTTTATTAACAAAAATAGAAAAAATAAAAATATTATTCCTAAGAAAAAACCTACTAACATTGTAACAGGAACCACGAAACCTGGAACAGGTAGAGGTGGTGATGGTAAATACGGAGTAGGAAGTGATGGTCAGCAATCTTATGATACAGGACAAGGATTTGGGGCTAGTGCAACAACTGGTGGTCCTGTAAGTAATAGAACTGGTAGAGGAAGAACTGATTATACTCTAGGTGGACTAGCTAGAATGTTAGGCGAATAATGAAAAAATTAACAACCACAATACCACCATTACGTGGACCAAACCCACAAGGGTTGAATATTACCTATAATACTGTTAAGACAATAAAACTGGAGAAATTAAATGGCAGAAATAGACAAGGGTCTTCCGAACACTCGGACGAAACTAGAAGTTCCTTCGCAAGAGGAAGTAGAAGAAGTTAGCGTTCAAGAACCAGAAGATAGTAAAGGACCGATAGAAGTTATACCTGAAGAAGACGGTGGTGTAACATTAGACTTTGAACCAGGTGCAATCAATGTTCCAGGAACCGAGAATCATTTTGATAATTTAGCAGACATTCTACCCGATGATATTTTAAATCCAATTGGATCTGAAATGGTTAGTAACTATTTAGATTACAAATCTTCTAGAAAAGATTGGGAACAATCTTACACACAAGGTTTAGATTTACTAGGTTTTAAATATGAAAATAGAACTGAACCGTTTCAAGGAGCTTCAGGTGCAACACACCCTGTACTTGCTGAAGCAGTTACTCAGTTTCAAGCACAAGCTTACAAAGAATTATTACCAAGTGACGGCCCTGTTAGAACACAAATCATAGGAGTTAAAAACCAACAAACAGAATCACAATCACAACGTGTTAAAGATTATATGAATTATTTAATCATGGATCAAATGAAAGAATACGAAGAAGAATTTGATGCTATGTTATTTCATTTACCACTGGCAGGATCTACATTTAAAAAAGTTTACTACGATGTACCGTTAGGTAGAGTAGTTTCTAAATTTGTACCAGCTGATGAATTAGTAGTACCGTATACTGCAACGTCAATCGATGATGCAGAAGCAGTTATACATGTTGTTAAGATGTCAGAGAATGAATTACGAAAACAACAAGTTAATGGTTTTTATGTAGACGTAGATCTTGCACCACCAAGTAGTGTTGAACAAAACTCAGTTGAGAAAAAAGAAAAAGAATTAGATGGCACTAAAAAATCTGGTAAACAAGAAACGATATATACTTTGCTTGAGTGTCATGTAAATTTAGACTTAGAAGGTTTTGAAGATCAAGGACAAGATGGACCTACAGGAATTAAATTACCATACATTGTAACTGTTGAAGAAGGCAGTAGAACAGTTCTTGCAATAAGAAGAAATTATGCGCCCACAGATCTAAAGAAAAATAAAATCCAATATTTTGTTCATTTTAAATTTCTTCCAGGTTTAGGATTTTATGGCTTTGGGTTAATTCATATGATTGGCGGATTAAGTAGAACTGCAACTTCTGCTCTCCGTCAATTATTGGATGCAGGTACATTATCAAATTTACCAGCAGGATTTAAGCAGAGAGGTGTTAGAGTTAGAGACGAAGCATCCCCTATACAACCCGGTGAGTTTAAAGATGTTGATGCACCAGGAGGATCATTACGTGATGCATTTTTTCCTTTACCATATAAAGAACCATCAGCAACATTGTTACAACTAATGGGTGTAGTAGTATCCGCTGGTCAAAGGTTCGCTGCTATTGCTGACATGCAAGTGGGCGATGGTAATCAAGCTGCAGCTGTTGGAACTACAGTTGCATTATTAGAACGTGGTTCAAGGGTCATGAGTGCTATTCATAAAAGATGTTACGCAGCTATGAAAGATGAATTTAAATTATTGGCTAAAGTTGTTTCACAATATCTACCACCAGAATATCCATACGACGTTGTCGGTGGAGCACGGAACATTAAACAAGCTGACTTTGACGATAGAATAGATGTGGTACCGGTTGCAGATCCTAATATATTTTCTATGTCTCAGAGAATTAGTTTAGCACAAACACAGTTACAACTTGCAACAAGTAATCCACAGATACATAATCTATATCAAGTATATCGAAATATGTATGAAGCAATCGGTGTTAAGAATGTAGACGCAGTTTTACCACCACCAGCTCCAAATGCTCCTATGGATCCAAGTATGGAACACATTAATGCTTTAAATGGCAAACCTTTCCAAGCGTTTCCAGGTCAAGATCATAGAGCACATATTACTGCACACTTAAACTTTATGTCAACTAACATGGTTAGAAATAATCCTGCGATTATGGCTGCTATACAAAAAAATATTCTAGAGCATATTAGTTTAATGGCACAAGAACAAGTACAATTAGAGTATAGAGAGCAAATGCAAGAGATGATGTTGATGCAACAACAAGCAGCAATGAATCCAATGGTACAACAACAGTTACAAATGTTAACAAATCAAATAGAAGCTAGAAAATCTATCTTAATTGCAGAGATGACTGAAGAATTTATGAAGGAAGAAAAGAAAATTACCTCTCAATTTGACAATGATCCACTATTAAAATTAAAATCTAGAGAAGTTGACTTGCGTGCTATGGAAAATGAACGTAAAAAAGACTACGACAAAGCACAAAATGATATTGCAAAAGCAAGATTGATGCAGTCAGGTGAAAATTTTGACGAAAAATTAGAACAGAATGAAGATTTGGCTAAATTAAGAGCTGGAGTTAGTCTTGCAAAGAGCGGTGTACAACAAGCTAAAGTTATGATAGATGATTAATAAAAAAACAAGGAGCAAAAGACTATGATGAACTATAAAAAAGCAAAAATTAGTTCTGTTCCAGAGCAAAGTGTTGAAATAGATCCAAGATCTAAGACAACTGCTGATGGTGCTTTTAATTATATTGCTAAACCCGACGTGGTTAAGGTAAATGGCACTAAAAGAATGCTTGCTGGAAAAAGAAAAACTGCAATAGTGGTATAATTATGTGGTTATCGGCAATTAAACTAGCCGTTTCTGCTGGAAGTAAGATTTATGCTAACAAGCAGAGAACGAAAATGGCAATGTCAGATGCACAATTAATGCATGCTGAAAAGATGGCCCGAGGTGACGAAGCTTACCAGGGAAAATTGCTAGAAGCTAGACAATCAGATTGGAAGGACGAGGCAGTTTTGATAATTCTCTCGTTGCCCGTACTGGTGCTCGCTTGGGCAGTGATATCGGATGATCCAACTGCTATGGACAAGGTAAAATTGTTCTTCGAGATGTTCTCGCAGCTCCCGTCATGGTTCACAAATTTATGGATCCTTGTCGTGGCGAGTATTTATGGTATAAAGGGTACACAGATTTTTAGAAACGGAGGAAAAAAATAATGGCTAACAAATATTATAGACAAAATTTAAGAAATGGAACTCCAAGAAAATCCAATATTGCAAAAATAATGGAAACTTTTGGAACTAAGAAAAAAGTTAAAAAACCAAAAAAAAGAATGTTTGCTAATAAAGGTGGCGGGGCTGACACTGGAACTATGGGTGAACTAAAAAGTAAACTTGCAGTTGCTAGGATGAAAGCACAAGATGCTATGGGTAAAAAAACAGGAGGTTTAACTAAAGAACAAATTGAAAAATTAAAAAAAATCATGAAAAAAAGAATAGGGGAAAAAGAAATGATACCCTTTAAAAAACCAAAATTAAATAGGGGTATATTTAATCCAGAAAGATTCGAAGAAATGGAAAAAGAAAAAAGAAAAAAATTTATAGAAAAATTTAAAAAAGCTGGTTCACCTGAATTTTCAAAAGGTGGTAGAGCTGCACTTAAAAAAGGTTCCAAGTTCCCTGATCATTCTGGTGATGGTAAAATTACTCAAAAAGATATTTTAATGGCTAAAGGTGTAATACCTAAAAAGAAAAATAACAAAAAGGTAATCTAATGGCAAAACTTTGTCCTAGAGGTAAGGCCGCAGCGAAGCGAAAATTTAAAGTGTACCCATCAGCGTATGCTAATATGTACGCATCAGCAGTATGTTCAGGTAAAGTTACACCAGGTGGCAAGAAAAAAAGTAGAACTAAAAAATCTACGGGAGGACCAGCTGGAGAAAAAAGAGATATTAGAAAAGTTGAACATATGATTGGAAAAAACAAAAATAAATTTGTAGATAAAAGAAAAAAAGCTATGGGTGGTGGAATGATGAATCAACCTCGTGCTATGTATGGTAAAGGTGGTGGAGTTTGCATTAGAGGAATGAATAAGGACGCTGTCGGAAAGAACTCGTAATGCGAGCTTATTATTCTAAAGGAGGACTACGAGAATGGGTAGCACAGAAATGGGTGGACATTGGAGCACCGAAGAAAGACGGCAAGTATCAACCATGCGGAAGGAAGAAAGGGAGCAAAAGAAAGTATCCAAAATGCGTCCCACTTGCAAAAGCCACACGAATGACAAAGTCGCAAAAGGCGAGTGCTGTCAAACGAAAACGAGCAGCAGGTAATCCTGGTGGTAAACCAACTAACGTAAAGACATTTGCATAATGAGAAGAGAATATTATTCAAAAGGAACAAACCCTCCTAAAACTAAAAAATATTTTAGACCTACAAAGTCTGGAGCAGGGATGACAAAAGCTGGGGTCGCCCGATATAGAAGAGAAAACCCAGGAAGTAAACTAAAAACAGCCGTAACTGGAAAAGTGAAGCCAGGATCAAAAGCTGCTAATCGTAGAAAATCATACTGCGCTAGATCACTAGGACAATTAAAAAGGTCATCAGCAAAAACAAGAAACGATCCTAATTCACGTATCCGTCAGGCAAGAAGGAGATGGAAATGTTAAAAAATAACAGTAAGAAAAAAATAAAAAAAGTTATTAAAGGGTTGGGCAAAGCAGTTAAAGCTCATACTAAACAAAAGAAAATGTTAAAAGGAGCTTTACGTGCAACTAGAAACAGCAATTAATAAACTAATTACTTTTATCAATGCTAGAATAGAAGCATTGTCTATAACTGTAACATCAGGTGGTGTTGACAATATGGAAAAGTATCAGTATATAATAGGACAAATAAATGCCTTAGAGGCAACTAAACAGGAACTCTCTAACCTGCTGAACGATAAGGAGCAAAATGAAAAAGGAACAGTCATCAATCTTAACACCAAACAATGATCTTATTGGTGTAAAGAAATCAGAGAAAAAAGAAGAACCAAAATTACCAAAGCCAACAGGTTGGAGAATGTTAGTTTTACCTTTTAAGATAAAAGATAAAACTAAAGGTGGAATAGTATTAGCTGAAACAACTTTGGAGCGACAACAAGTTGCTTCACAAGTAGGATTAGTTATGGCCATGGGACCACAATGTTACAAGGATAAAGAGAGGTATCCCGAAGGTCCATGGTGCAAGGAGAAAGATTGGGTTATGTTTGCACGTTATGCAGGTAGCCGAATCAAAATAGATGGTGGGGAAATGCGTCTGCTAAACGACGATGAAGTGTTAGCAACAATTGATAGTCCAGAGGACATCTTGCATGAGTTTTAACATAGGAAGGAGTAACTATGCCAGACGAAGAAAAAAAGACAGTACCCATCGATACATCAGGACCTGATGCTACGGTAGATATTGAAGAAGCAAAAGACGAAGCTGTAATTGAAGAACCAAAAGAAAATGAAAAACAAGAACAAGAAAAAGGAACAGATAAGTCATTTGAAAATGAAAGAGAAACAAAGTTAGATGAAAAAAAATCTGACAGTGAACTAGAAGACTACAGTAAAGGTGTACAATCTCGTATTGCGAAACTAACTCGTAAAATGAGAGAAGCAGAAAGAAGAGAACAAGCTGCTTTAGATTATGCTAGAGGTGTAGAAGAATCTAGACAGAAATTAGAATCTAAATTTAAAAAAACAGATTCTGATTATATTAAAAAATTTGAGTCAAGTATTCAAACAGGATTAGAAGCTGCACAAAAAGAATTAGCTGCCGCTATTGATACTGGAGATTCTAAAGCTCAAGTTGAAGCTAACAAAAGAATTGCAACTTTAGCCTTTGAAAATGCAAAACTTGAACAAATAAAACAAGGGCAAGAGGAGATGGTAAAAGAGGATAAACCAATAAAACCTTCTCAAGTGCAAAATGCACCTGATATTTCACAACAAAAGGATAATCCAGATCCTAGAGCAGAAGCTTGGGCATCCAAAAATCCTTGGTTTGGAACAGATAGGGCAATGACTTATACTGCATTTGAGATACATAAGGATCTTACTGAAAAAGAAGGGTTTGATCCAAGCTCTGATGAGTATTATGTGGAAGTTGATAAACGTATTAGAGTTGACTTTCCTCATAAATTTGGTAATACTGATAAAAACACGACAGCTCCCGTGCAAACGGTCGCTTCAGCACAAAGAAGCGTAAAGCCAGGTCGCAAAACTGTGAGACTCACTTCTTCACAAGTAGCAATAGCTAAAAAATTAGGAGTGCCACTCGAAGAGTACGCAAAACAATTGAAAAACACGGAAGGAGCGTAAAATGGAAAAAGATAAAAATACTTCTCGTGCGAGCCAAACACGAACAAAGTCGGAAAGACCTAA